AGGTCCGTTAAGTAACATACTTGAGACTTTATTTCCGAGCGAAGATCCTGGGTTAACGGACGATGATTTGGGTTTACCGTCGGAGCCAGTGGACTTTTCACAGTATGACTTGAGTCCGTTTGGTGGTGCTGGGCCAGACATCACGGACAATGAAGCGGCAATGGCGGCTCAAGAAGCGAGTTTCGATCAGCCTGAACCCGAAGAAGAGTCTTTATTAGATTCAATTTACAAGGCTTTAACTTTCCAAGATCCGATTACTCAAGGAGCTATAGACACGGCAAAGAACGTACCTATAGGTGTTCTCAGTAACGTAGGTGATATGGTCACGGGTTTGGGGGAGTACGCAGACGTAACCACAAGTTCGCGTGGGCCAAGTATTACAAGTCCAACAATGTTACTTGCTCAAGAAATCTTGATGAGAACTCCTGAAGGAAAAGAAGCTGTAAAACAAAACATACTTAATCAACCTGCTGATACCAGCAGTCCTACGGGAGATATTTTAGGTGGACTTGGTGATTTGTTTAACCGGGGTGCGTCTGCGGTAGAAAATTATTTCTATCCTGAAGAAGACAGATCACAGGCAGTCTTTACGAGTCCTGGTGCTGACCCTAGAGAATTGGATCTTGTTCAAGTGTCGGGACCAAAGGGTAGTGAAGTTCAGGGCGCTTTAAACGTTGCAGCGGAAGAAGGCGGCGGCGGCGGTCTTGTCGATACGCTGTTGTCTTTAAATCCCTATAGTAGAGCCGCAAGTGCTGCGTTGAACGTTGGGGAAGGGTTTACAGGTCTTCGGAATGAAACGGATCAACTTGTAGATCAACTGTATAACGAGGGTAAATTACAAGAAAACGAAGTTTTTCAACAAGCGTTACAGGCTAAAGGCGGTGACGTAGATGCGGCTAAAAAAGCAATCTCCGACATGGCTTTCTTCGATGGCACTGGAAGCATTGCAGCTATTTCAACGGGTGATGCCCTTATTCCTAAAATTGGAAAAGGGTTTACAGGCGTTGCCAAGGACGTAGCACTAAGATCAGCTACCGAAGGAGCACAAGGTGGTCTTGAAAGTATAACGGCTCGTAGTTCTTTGAGTGATGTTCTTAACCTTACAGGCGACAACAGATTAGATATTACAGAAAACCTAGCGGGTGCGGTAGCTACCGAATTGATGTCGGCTGGGGGTCAAGGTCCGGTGTCTGCTGCTGTATCTACCTTGTCGGGTCGAGGTGATCCAGAATTATCAGCTATAGCAAACGCTAACCAAGCGGCACAGAATCAAGCAGCAGGAATTGGTTCATTTGCTCCGGCGGCTACAACAGCGGTAGCGCAGCCTGTACAAACAGCGCCTGAAGTACAGACGAGTATGGTGGGCGGACTGAACGTCATGGCAAGTCCTACCTTTGGAGAGTTAGCAACATCTAATGTGCCTACATCTTACAACCGAGAACTCACGACAGATGCTCCTGTTGCACTTCTTCAAGGTCCAAAACCAACCACATCTATGGATGTGATGGCGGCGGCTGAGATTATTGACAATCAGATTGCGGAAACAGGTACGGTTGCTCCTGAAGTCATGACAAACCTTCAGACGGCAACGGGACTAAGCATGGCGGAGCTAAACAACATTGCGGACTCTAGTCCTGCTATCACAGGAAATCCACGTACATCTGATTTAACAGACGAACCAACTGGCATCGGTGGTGGAAGCAATATCAGCGTAGAGCCGTTACCAAGTGGTGAGACGTTGCTTCGTAATAACGTGACAGGTCGAATGACCGTTGTGAATGAAGGTGAGAATTTGGCAGATGCTATTCAGGTGTTTGATGAGGTATCAACACCGTTTACAGCGCCTACTGTGGAGACAGCCCCAGATGTTAGCGGTATAGCTACAGCGTTACCAGAGATTGATATGGGTGTTATTAGTCAGTTGAACCAAGCGGTAACCAGAGACACTGCTCCAGTTCTTCCGGGTCAGGACACTCTTCCGACACGAGCAAATAATCTACAACTTGCTTCGGCACCAGCGGCTGAAGATGGCTCAATAACCATAGATCGTGGAACACCAGCAGTAACGGATGATCCAAGAACAGATGTTGGCGGACTGGAGGGAGAGATCCTACAGGGTGAAGTTGGGCCAGCCGACGACGTTGTAGATGACGAGGGTATCATTATTGATGCAGAGGCTATTCCAGATGCGGAACAAATCACAGATCAGACAGTGGTGGATGTAGATAGCTCCATACCCCCTGTTAAGACAGCAACTACAGTTCCAGTGTCAACAGATACAGACTCATCCGTTGCTCCACTTACTGAAGTTGAGCCACCGTTGCCTCCACTACCGCCAGAAGAACCTGCCTTGGTCGGTGAACCAGACGATGACGGCGGCGTAACAGTAGACTTACCGATAGATGCTCCAAACTTCGTACCACCAGTTACTTCTGAGGATGAAGACGGCAACACAGAAACCAAATGTCCTGATGGATATCAGATGGTGGATGGCCCAGATGGTCCGATTTGTCAGAAGAGTGTGGAAAATATCCGCATGAGAGCGGGTAGAAGCCTACAACCGTACACACGTTTGAGAATCCCAGAGGGCTACAAAGGTCCAGGTCAGAGACGCAAGACAGTTACTACCACAACACAAGCGGAACCAATTACGACGTAAAGCATGAACTTACAATCGTTACCAGAAGAAGCGTTAAAAGAGATTTTAGCTCTCACTGAGGCTAAGAAACGGCTCGATTTACGTGAACAAGCGTCGGAAAAGTTCATGCCGTTTGCCCATCATGTGTATGAAAACTTCATTGAGGGGCGACATCACCGAATTATCGCGGAAAAACTCGAACGTGTAGCGCGAGGTGAGCTAAAACGGTTGATAATCAACATGCCACCGCGTCATTCGAAGTCAGAATTTGCGTCATATTTAATGCCAGCATGGTTTTTGGGACGTAATCCGAAGCTCAAAATCATTCAGGCGACGCACAACACGGAACTGGCGGTGCGATTTGGACGGAAGGTGAGGGATCTTATAGACGATCCACAATATAAAGACATCTTTCCTGATACCAATCTGAAAGAAGACAACAAAGGCGCAGGAAAATGGCAGACGGACAAGGGTGGCGAGTACTTCGCGGCTGGTGTTGGCGCTGCGGTTACGGGTCGTGGTGCGGATTTGTTCGTAATTGACGACCCTCACTCGGAACAAGACGCTCTGAGTGAGACTGCGTTTGACCATGCGTACGAATGGTACACCTCTGGTCCCCGTCAGCGTCTTCAACCTGGCGGTGCGATCATAATTGTTATGACTCGGTGGGGTAAAAAGGACTTGACAGGCCGTTTGATCGCGGCACAGGGCAGTGATGTGATGGCAGATCAGTGGGAAGTGGTAGAATTTCCTGCAATTCTACCGTCGGACAAACCATTGTGGCCTGAATTCTGGGAAAAAGACGCATTGTTGTCGATCAAAGCGTCACTTCCTGTAGGAAAATGGAATGCACAGTGGCAACAAACCCCGACAGCTTCTGAATCTGCGATTATTAAGCGGGATTGGTGGCAACCATGGGAGAAAGAAGACATCCCTTCTTTGAAATATATTCTTCAATCATACGATACAGCGTTTTCTAAGAAAGAAACAGCAGACTATTCTGCCATCACCACTTGGGGTATTTTCGAACCCGAAGAGGGTGAAATGGATAACATTGTTTTGCTTGATGCCCAACGTGGGCGTTGGAATTTCCCTGAACTAAAGGAGAAAGCCTATGAAGAATACGAATACTGGGAGCCAGACATGGTGTTGGTCGAAGCGAAAGCGACGGGTACACCACTCATTGACGAGTTGCGGCTACGCGGTATTCCAGCATTGGGCTTTGCACCTGGCAAAGGGCGGGATAAGGTAACCAGAATGCACATGGTTGCGCCATTGTTCGAAGCTGGTGTAGTATGGGCACCAACAGATAAGAAATTTGCAGAAGAAGTTATAGAAGAAGTAGTTTCATTTCCTAATGGCGATCATGATGACTTTTGTGATAGTATGACTTTAGCACTGATGCGTTTTCGTCAAGGAGGATTTATTTCTTTACAAGGTGAAAACGAAGAATTTGACGAGTACCGTCGTAAACGGGAGTATTACTAATGGCGTTGCCACCGATTGTAGACTCTGGGATATCACCAGAGGACATGTTACCTAACGAAGCGTCTGTTGACGTATCTGTTCCTCAACCAGAAACCTTTGAGGGCGGTGCAGAAGTTATACCAGACGGTCAGGGCGGAGCACTTGTGCAAGCTTTGACAGAAGCAATGGGTGGTGCGGATCAACTTCAGCCTCCAGCGCATAATGCAAACTTAGCGGAGATGTTAGATGAAGGGTATCTTGGAGAAATTTCGTCAGACCTTCGAGCGTCTTACGAAGAAGATATGGAGTCTAGGTCTGAGTGGGAAGACACGTACACAAAAGGCTTGGATCAACTTGGTGTCAATTATGAAGAGCGTACTCAACCGTTTGAGGGCGCTAGTGGGGTTACGCACCCGCTGATCGCAGAGAGCGTTACACAGTTCCAAGCGCAAGCGTATAAAGAATTGTTACCATCGGGTGGGCCAGTCAAGACACAGGTTGTGGGTTTGCAGGACCAGGCCCGTGAGGAGCAGGCGTCACGAGTAAAAGATTTCATGAACTATCAGATCATGGAGGTCATGGAAGAGTTTGACCCAGACATGGATCAGTTGCTGTTCTATTTACCGTTGTCTGGATCTACATTTAAGAAAGTATACTTCGACGAGGCCAAGCAACGTGCAGTATCTAAGTTTGTTCCTGCACAGGATCTGGTTGTACCGTATTCAGCTTCTGATTTAGCGACAGCGTCTCGTGTTACGCATGTGCTTCGCATGGATGCGAATGAAATACGAAAGATGCAAATTGCAGGTTTTTATCGTGACGTAGACATTAGTGCTCACGATGATGAGGACGACGAGGTTCGTCAGAAGGTAGACGAGATACAGGGTGTATCACGAACATACAGTGATGACATCTACACAATACTGGAGATGCATGTTGATCTAGACCTTGAGGGTTTTGAGGACATGTCTCCAACAGGAGAACAGACAGGAATAGCGTTACCGTACATCGTAACAATTGATGAGGGATCTGGAGAGATTTTAGCTATCCGCCGTAATTTTGAAGAAGGTGCAACCCTAGCTAAGAAACAACAATACTTTGTGCATTACAAGTTTATGCCAGGTTTAGGTTTTTATGGCTTTGGTTTGATCCACATGATTGGTGGCCTTGGTCGTGCGGCAACGAGTATTCTCCGACAATTAATCGATGCAGGAACTCTTGCCAATCTCCCAGCAGGATTTAAGGCCAGAGGCGTAAGGGTTCGCAATGATGACGAGCCGTTACAGCCGGGTGAGTGGCGGGACATAGATGCACCAGGTGGGGATATCAGGGGTTCAATTATACCTCTACCTTACAAAGAACCCTCTGGAACTCTCGCACAGTTGCTTGCGGCGCTTGTAGAGGGCGGTAGACGCTTTGTTTCGCTTGCTGACCAGCAAACAGCCGATGCAAATGGTCAGGCTCCTGTAGGGACGACTGTGGCGCTCCTAGAGCGTGGTATGAAAGTGATGTCTGCTATTCACAAGCGATTGCATTACTCTCAGAAACAGGAGTTCAGAGTACTTGCTCGGATCTTTAGAGATAATTTACCGCAACAATACCCTTATGAGGTAGAGGGTGGTAACCGAATGATCATGTCGGAAGACTTCGATGAGCGTATTGATGTCGTCCCTGTCAGTGATCCAAACATATTCTCAATGGCGCAAAGGGTCACGTTGGCACAAACTCAGTTACAGTTGGCGCAGTCAAACCCCCAGATGCACAACTTACACGCGGCTTATCGTCGGATGTATCAGGCTTTGGAAGTCCAGAACATCGACGAAATCCTCCCACCCCCGCCACAGCCGCAGCCACTCGATCCTGCCATTGAGAATGCCCGTGCTCTTATGGGAGAAATACTGAATACATTCCCTGATCAGGATCATGATGTGCATATTCGTGTGCACTTGGCGTTTATAAAAACACCCTTGGTGATGACATCACCGCAGGTTATGGGTACATTTTATGCTCACATAATGGAACATGTTTCACAAAAAGCACGACAGATGGTTACTAACGAGATTGAGGCAGTGATCAGTCAAGCGCAGCTGGCGGCTCAAAGCGGTGCAATAGACCCGCAAGCCGCGCAGCAACAAATCATGGAAGTACAACAGAACATGCAAGATCCTGCTCAGATGGAGCAATTGATCTCCTTGCAAATGGAGAAGGTTCTAGCAGAAGTCCTACCTCAGTTGATGCCGACAGGAAACGATCCGATGAACGATCCGTTGGTTCAGATCCGTATGCAGGAACTAGCACTCAAACAGCAGGACTTACAGCGTAAGACAGAAGATGATCAAGGCAACATGTTGTTAGAATTACAGAAGATGCAGCAACGAGCCGCCACAGACGCAGCCCGGATGGAAAGTCAGGAAGAGATTGCCGAAAATCGTAACGAAGTAAATCGTGAACGTATACAGGTACAAAGAGAAGCGGCTGCTCGAAGAGGTTAGATAGATGTCTGATAAGCTACCAAAGGTAAGTATTGCTGTAGTCGGGGTTGTAATAGCCCAGATCGGTGGTTTCATTTGGTGGACAGCGCAGCAAGCTAGTACAATACAGAATCTTGAAGAGACGGTAAATGTTTTGACTGTTGAGAACAATGCAACTGACAGGACAAATCTAATTAGGGATGTGCAGAAAAATCAAGAGGATTTACAAGAGATTATCGACATACTTGCTGAATTCTATGAGGACATGGAAGACGCAGACAATGAAATTTGGGATGATATAGATCTGGTGTGGGAAGATGTAGATGGGATGGCAGAACATATGATGCATATTGTTAAGATGCAAAGTCGCATTAAATCCTTAGAAAGCACACTGGAGTACCTACTTAGAGGGCCAGTGCATAGTGATGCAAGATGATCGATCCAGCCACAGCGATTGCCCTAGCAACCACGGCTTACAGTGGGATTAAACGAGCCGTAGCAGCTGGCAAAGAAATTAGTGAACTTGGTAAAGACCTATCAGCTTTTGGTAAAGCTGTATCTGATTTAGATTATCTTGGCGGTAAAGCAAAAGATCCGCCTCTTTGGAAAAAAGTTAGCCCTGGTTTTGACACAAGTGCGGTGGAGATTTGGGCTGCACAACAAAAAGCCAAGGAAATGCGCGAGGAGTTACGTGAGTACATCTCGCTATATTACGGGCCATCTGCATGGGAAAGCATTGTTCAGATTGAAGCAGAGCAGCGAAGACAACAAAAAGAAGCTGTGTATCGTAGGCAAGAAAAGATAGACAATCTAATAAACTGGGTTGTTGGTATTGCTATTATCTTGGTTGGGTTTGCTTTATTTGGAGTAATCATTTACTTTATCGGTAAAGCACGAGGCACTTGGTAATGCATACTATTCGTTCAATCAGTCAAGTGGGAACATCAGAACCGTTTGAATTACAGGTATCTAGAGGACAGATACCAGGTCACTATCGCATACATAAATTTGGTTTTAATGTAGATATTGATGATGTTGAAGAGACTATCTGGGATGCAGGTGGGGTTTATTCATATCCATCCTCTGCGGTTAAGATGACAGCCACAAGTGCAGGTGGGGCTGATGACGAGTTTGTTCAGGTTACTATTCAAGGATTGGATGCGAACTACAACGAGTTGAGCGAAACTGTTACTTTGGGTGGAACAGGAGTAGCAGAAACTAATGGTCTTTTCTTACGTGTATACCGTGCATTTGTTGCTGGCTCACAAGCACCAACAGATACGATAACAATTACAAATTCAAGTACGACATACGCACAGATAGGTGATGGTGAAAACCAGACCCTCATGGCTCTTTGGACAGTTCCCGCTGGATACACGGCGTATCTTATGCAGAAAGACATTACATGTTTGACAGAAACTTCAGCGAAGTTTGGAACTATAAGACTTCTTTCCCGTGAAGTCGGGGGTGTTTTTAGAGTCCACGAAAAAGTTACGGTTAGAAACAATCACATTGAAATTACATACACTACACCTTTAGTTTTTCCTGAAAAGACAGATATAGAGGTTCGAGGAGTGGCAAGTGGCTCTGCTGCAAATCTTAGTATTTCTGCTGCCTTAGATATTATATACATAAAGAACGAAGGCGCATTGTAATGGTTTACGTCCTTGTGTTCCTTCATTTTATAAACACAGATAATTTAAAGTACTATCAGATTGGTACATATTCGGATTTTGAAGAATGCCAGCTAGAAGCAGAAAAGGCAAAAATAATGGTGACACACAACAGCATGAAGGTGGCGTGTCTGGAGGTTTCAAGCCAGTAGCCGTAGAAAGAGGCAAGAAATTTGCAGTATATGATAAGAATGGTAAATTAATTATACTAGGGTATAATAGACGAATAGTACAGGAGTATGCAGATGCCCAAAGCAAAATACGATCTGAATGATAACGGTAAGATTGATCCAGATGAGCGTGAGATTATGCTTGAGGATCGCCGTCGTATGATGGAAGACGCCGATGCAAAGAGAGACGCACAGTTACGCATGACGTGGTTTGCTTTGAGCGGTATGGTTTTATATCCGTTTGCTATCGTGCTTGCCTCTTGGATGGGACTGGAGCAAGCGTCTAATCTACTTGCAGATATAGCCGCGGTATATGTTGTTGCTGTGTCGGGCGTAACGGCGGCATACTTTGGGTTTACCAATATGGGAGGTAACAAATGATTGGGCAGTTAATTGGTCCGATAGCAAACCTTGCAGGAGGTTGGCTTCAGGGTAAAGCAGACGCACAGGCTGCGGCTGCAAATCTTAAACTTGTAGAGGCGGAAGCGAAAGCAACCATTATGAAGTCTGCCGCTACGAGTGAAGCGGAGTGGGAAAAGCTTATGGCTCAAGGAACACAGAACTCGTGGAAAGACGAGTACTTGGTTCTGCTTTTTTCAATTCCATTAATACTTTCATTTCTGCCGTTTGAATGGGCCAAGCAAGCGGTGACAGATGGTTTTGCTGCGTTGGATGAAATGCCTCAGTGGTACAGCTATACGTTAGGTGTAATCGTAGCTAGTAGCTTCGCGGTAAGGTCAGCAACTAAGTTTTTTGGAGGCAAGAAATGAGTTTTAAATTAAGTAGACGTAGCCTTGACAGGCTAGAGGGTGTAGATGAACGAATGGTGGCAGTTGTAAAACACGCTATCACAGCCACGAAAACAGACTTCGGAGTCATCCAAGGTTTAAGAACCCTCGAACAACAGAAAGAGTTGTACGAGAAGGGCGCAAGCCAAACCATGAAGAGTAAACATTTAGATGGGTTAGCCGTCGATCTAATGGCTTACATCAACGGGCGCGGATCTTGGGAGTTAAATCTGTATGATGATTTAGCTGATGCTATGAAAGAAGGTGCAAGTTTTGCTGGCTGTAAAATCCGCTGGGGAGCGGCTTGGCACATCGATAACATCGGTGATTACGACGGCACCATGGAAGACGCGATGAATGAATACATCGATTTGCGTAGGTCACAAGGGCGACGGCCTTTTATTGACGGTCCGCATTTTGAGCTTATGGTGTAGTCATGGTAGGAATAATGATAAGCATCATTCCTGACGGGATGGCTGTAGATAAAATGGAAGAAACCGAAGAGGGCAACACATGTCCTCTTCCTACACAAGATGAAGAGTTAAACGCAGAAAACCGTGGTATGGCGATAGAGGAATATAACTATCGTGAACCAAACACGGGCGTTTCTTTCAGATCAGATGAGGTTTGTGGTACTTGCAGCGCATACAACCAAACAGAAGAAATGTTGGAGTGTGTTAAAGATGACTCTGGTAACATCGGGTATTGTCAACTATTGAAGTTCATGTGTGCAAAGGAAAACACATGTGATGCATGGGCAGAAGGTGGCCCAATCACATCTGAACAACAAGAAGAGTATAAGGACAACCTATAATGGATGTTGTCGAACTGGCAAAATACCTGTATAAGAAAATTGAAGAGCGTCAGAATGATATATCAACCGCTCTTTCTTCTGGTTCAGTACAGAACTGGGAGCAGTATAAAATGTCTGTAGGGGAGATACGGGGTCTCTCTCTTGCTAAAGACGAAATCAAGGCCCTGCTGGAGAAAAACGTAGACGATGTCGAAGACTTTATATCTTCCTGAACATGTCGCGCAGAAAGTTAAAAAAGAACGAGCAGAAGAAAAATCTGAAACGTCTTTAGAAAGCGCATATGTAGACGCTAACGAACGGGTGTTAGACCCGTCCCTCTTAGACAAACCTTTACTTGACCGTCTCCCGCAACCAACTGGTTGGCGGGTTTTAGTCATGCCTTACCAGGGCAAAGCTAAAACATCGAGCGGTTTATACATTCCTGATGAAGTCCGTGAACGTGAAAGCGTTGCTACAACAGTGGCATACGTTATGAAGCTCGGTCCATTAGCATACAAAGACCCAGACAAGTTTGGGCCAGGCCCAGAGCCATGGTGCAAAGAAGGTCAATGGGTGTGCATTGGTCGATACTCTGGTTCACGATTTAAAATTGATGGTGGAGAAGTTCGTATTATTAACGATGATGAAGTTATTGCTACGATCCTTGAGCCAGATGACATAAAACAGGTATAGGAGGTAGGCATGTCAGAGGAAGAAAAGGTAATAGAAGAACAAGAGATTTCTGTAGAAACGCCTGAAGAAGACGCACCTGAAGAGAAAGTTAAGGCCGAAACTGCTGCGCCAGAAAAAACTGAAGCTTCAAGTGAAGAAGAGCTAGAGTCTTATAGTAAGGGCGTACAAAACCGTATAAAGAAACTTACGGAAAAGTATCGTCATGAACAACGTGACAAAGAGGAAGCTGTCCGATTATCGCAGCAGCTAAAGAAAGAAAACGAAGAGCTTGCCAAACGTGTAAAAGCGCTGGATACGGGTTATCTTTCTGAATACGGTACACGTTTACAAACGCAAACTGAAGCAGCCAAGCGTATGTTAAAAGAGGCATACGATGCAGGCGATTCAGATAAATTAGCAGATGCACAACAGTTGCTGTCAAATATTGCAGTGGAACAAAATAGATATAACACTGCAAAAGCTCGTGCGGAATCACAAGCAAAAGTACAACCGCAAGAGCAAGTGCAGCAGCAGCCTGTTCAACAACGTCCACAACCAGATCCTAGAGCCGTCGCTTGGAAGGAAGAAAATACTTGGTTTGGTACGGATAAAGTTATGACTGCTGCTGCTATGGCAGTTCATAGTCAACTCACCGAAGAAGAAGGGTTTGACCCGAACAGCGATGAGTATTATACTGAAATTGATAAACGTCTACGTCAGGAACTTCCACAGAAGTTTCCAGAGACGAAAAAATCGGGTGGAGGAAGTCAGGTCGCTTCTGCTGGTAACTCCGCATCCCGCAGTACTAAACAGGGGCGCAGGTCGGTCAAGCTATCGCATTCACAGGTCGCAATTGCGAAAAAG